GTATCATCAATTAGATACTAGGTTCTTTCGGCGTATGCTGAAGTGTGCTGGTATCAAACTGGTATCTAAGGAGGGTGAGGTGTTGATTACAGAATCAACCATGTCGTGCCGTGATAATATCGTCCACGTTGCCATCTTAGGCAAACTAGGATATACGTTCCGGCGTGTGAAACTTAATAACCAGAACCAAGTGATTGTTAGCTAATGTTAACAAATGGATCCGTGCCTTATTAGGTGCGGATCCTGTATTGATATTTTGTGTTAGTTTATATTGTGTGTTCCAGCCGGTCGATTGATCGGCAGTCCACCCGTTAGTGAACAATCACTAACATATTCGAGGCAAAGCCTCGGGAGGTTCCAATGCCTGATTCTACAATCAACGAGAAAGATGCGCCAGAGGGCTATAAAGCCGTTGTGCCTAAGACTTATGGTGGTGCTACGATGCCTTCCTGTGAGGGCTGTGCCTTCATTAAAGACAGCTACTGTGTTAATAGCCAGATCGGCGTCATAGGTTGCACGCCACGTGGCCGGAAAGATGGTGAAGCTGTAATCTTCGTGAAGGACACAAAATGATCGACGAGAAAGAGGCACCCAAAGGCTTCAAGGCCGTTGAGTATGAGCCAAAGGAAGGTGTTGAACCTTGCCACGGCTGCTCATTCTATTACTGTGGCACCTGTTCAACATTGCATCAATGCCACGCTGATATGCGTACCGACAAGACAACTGTGATCTTCGTGGAGGCCAAATGCTGATTCCAGAATCACTCATGCACCGAGTCATAGATGGCAAGCTTGTCAAGGCACCTCAGCCAACCTTCTATATGAGGTTCATTAAGGTCGTCGATGCTAATCGTCTAGCCGGTCGAGACCTTGGACTGACCATCTACCACAATAGCTTGTATAAGGAGGACGACGTTAGGAAGGTACTCAATGACCAAGCTCCATAGAGTGCTCAGTGGCCACGCCACTAAGACGGTTCTTGAGTATCAAGACATGCGTAAACGCAAGCGCGACGAGGCACGTGACCGTAAGATTCTTGGTGACCGAGTGCGCCTGCGAATCATTAAGTACACTGGTACGCAGTACAGCTTAGCTATTAGGTTAGGCTGCTCAGAAAATCATATTACGAAGACCATGTGCTCAAACTATCCACCTATACCTGTACTACAACGTATGGAGGCCGGATGCGAAACTATTGGTCTAAAGTAGATGTCCAAGAGCTTCAAAGACTAGGCCGCAAGGCCAAAACAAGAGGCCAAGTCCTCGATATAGTAAAGGTTTCAGCCCTGTTTAACAGGACGCCTTTGGCTATATTCCATAAACTAACCAGTCTAGGTCTGATGCACGACGCATCGCGTACCGTACTGGTATGGGCAAGGAATATTCAAGATGGATTATGAAATCAACAAACCATACAAGACCAAAGATGGTTTTGAAGCACGTATCTACGCAACCGATGCAGGAGGCGACTACCCTATCCACGGTGCCATTAGGCGTGAAAATGGTTGGGACACTGCTACTTGTACACGCGATGGTAGTTACAACAAACTTTGTACCTGTCATCAGGATCTTATGCCACTCGAGGAGACTCGTGAAGTCTGGATCAATATCTATCCAGAAGGTTGTACTTCACATGCTAATGAGACAGAAGCTGCCCATATGCAAATGGACACGCTTGTGGCTCGCAAGAAAGTTACCTTGACATTCATGAATGGAGACCTGTCATGAAGACTCGTAACGGCTGCGAAGTACGTATCTTGTCTGTATCAGACGATAATGTACCATTCCCTCTTGTAGGCCATTATTTCTATGAAGGCGAGTGGCGTCCTTGTCTATGGACTAAGGATGGCAGATACTATGCCGATAACTTGGATTGTATGTTCGACATACTTGATTATGGAATCATCAGAAAAGAACCTTTCAAGAATGTTCAAGAAGCACTTGAAAAGTATTGCAAAGAGTTCTCTATCACTGGTGACTCTCCGGCTCTTTGTGTCATCAGTGATGCTCGTAGCCTGCGTAAGCAGCTTCAAGAAGCTAACGCTAAGAATGCGGCTCTTGAGCTTGGTATTAGCTACGTGACTGATGCCAATAACAACCAGATGAAGCAACTGAATGACAGCGCAACTGAACTGTACAATATGCGTGATGTGAACAAGAATCTTGATCACGAGTTACAGCGTTACAGGTCTATGCTTGCAGATGCTGTGTCTAAGCACGATGGGAGCCCGTTAAGGAGTATCAATAGAGAGGTTGTTAAGCTGATTATTCGTGCGGCACTGGAGATGCCATGAGACACTTATCACAAATGGCCGCAATGATTATGACTATGGGCATGATGAGCCAACCTCTTACTAAAGAGGAACGCGAGGAGCGTGACGAACGGTTGAGGCAACGCGACCAGTGCAGGGCCGATACGCTCAAGCTCATGTATGAGCAGCGGCATAAAGAGTATGAAGTACAGGCCGCTCCCTTGCGTGAAGATCGTCTGGCCCGTAAACGTGCTAACTTTGCTAAGAGGAACAAGGTATGAAACTCTTGCAAACTAAAGCGGATAATGGTGATCCAATAGCCATCAATACGGCACTGATCCAAGCTGTATCGCCGCACACGATCCAGACTAATGTCATTGAGGGTATAAAGATCATTGAGATTTTGAAGACTCCTGCAACGGCTATCATTATGTCTGCTGAAGATACGTATATAGTTCGTGAACCTTATGATTCTATAATCAAACACTTGGAGTCACTATGAAACCAGCAGGAATCATATGCTTGGCAGTTCTTAGCATCGTTGCTATAACTCTTCTCATTCCACAACCATTCGGTATGCTTGCCAGTGCAGTCATTGGCGGTACTACCGGCGCTATACTGAGGAAAACATGAAAATCAAAGACGGGCGTGAAGTACGCATCCTGTGTATGGATGCGAAGGATACAAGACCTATCATTGGTCTTGTTAAGGATATTGACGGTAGTGACATACTGTGTGCTTGGGACGTCTTTGGCAAGCATACGCATCGCGGTATGGACCTTGTGATAAAAAGGCGGTGGTACACTAGAGCAGAAGTCTATCTGTTCAAAGAATACTTTGATATAACATACGATGGAACTGTACGAAGGGCCAAAGTCGTGATCTTTGGTCAGACGTACTTCTTCGTGGTTGATGACGGTACCATTATTACAGAGTTTAACTTTCAAGGCTTCTTGCTTGAAGGTGTACCTATGGGAGTAGTAGATGTTACCTGATTCAATAATCATGCTTATCATGATGGGCTGGACGAACGTGTTACCTGTCTACCGTATGTGGCTCTGCGACGAGAAACCTACAGGCTGGCGTGAGTTATACGTTCGTTCGCTTGATAACGATCCGAAGATCGTGTGGCAAATAACATATTGGAAACAGTTCCAGTATGTACGGTTCGACCAACTCGCATTACAGGAGGCTAAACGTGCTTGTCCTATATTCTAGCTGCCATTTTGCTCCGGTACCGGAGCACCTACGAACAAATAATGACCTTATCGAACGCGTAAGGTCTGGACAGTTGAAAGGGCTTGGTATAGCAGACGTTGGCTGTGAGTACCATATCGTTGAGCATGATGGTAAAGAAACAGTCTACTTGGGTAAAGCACCTACTAAGGCCGATGTGATTATAGAATCAGAACCTCGTGATCTTACTGACTATGGAAAGATAAATGAGGCACTGAAATGACAAGCAGTAAAGAACTATACGAAGCGCTTCCAGCCTCAAGAAACTTGATGATCGAGCACCATATGAACATGGCCTACGCAGTAGCCCGTTCGTGGTCGCGAGAGAGGCGTCGTCTTAAAGACGATATGGAGGGCCAAGCCCTCCTTGGATTGGTTAAGGGCTGTCACTCACTCATTGAGAAGAAGGCCGCCTACGAACAGGACAGTACGCTACGAAACTTTGTAGACTACGAGTCCTACTTGTATACGATGTGTCGAGGTGAGATTCAACACCTGCTTCAAGTCGAGCGAGACCATCGTGGCGAGACGTTAGCCGATTATGATTCTAGAATCCAATCGGAAGAATATGTACTGCGAGAGGATGAGATGTGGGAAGATGTGACTTATTCTTGCACTAAGCAAGAACGACACATCTTGACCATGTTTCTGACCGGCCATACGGTCGAAGCCATAGGCGAAGCTTTCTCAATGAGTCGTGCATGGGCACAGGCTCAACTAACCAACATCCGCATTAAAGTGAAGGACAGACTATGATTAACCGCGCCGAACGTGATTTCATAATCAAGACTAAGACAGACGCAATCGCTGCTGAATTAGCGAAGCAATGCAACGCCATGGAAGACGTTATCAAGCGTCGTACGATCGAGACGAAACGAGCATTTTCAAATCTTAAGACTGAGAACGATATGTTAAGGGAACGTATCAAAGCTCTGGAGAGTAACAAGACCAAGAATGTTATTGAGGTGCTCAACGAGATGGCCGAACGGACTAAGCAGGGAGACTTCTGGCGTGAGTCTGATATCGCCTTACTTGAGAAGACCATGCCTCTGATTATACAGGTGCTGACTGATGCTAGGGTCCAGTTCACTGATGATTTCGGATACAATAAAGAACTAGACAGGGCCATACGTGACCTGTTGGCGGTGAAGCCATGAAATTCAAAGACATACGTTTAGCTGCCAATCTACCTAAATACGTGGTAGGAATAACACTTAAGAACGGTGACTCCATCACTCGTAAAGGTGCAAGGTATTTCTTGAAGTATTTTGCACTATACCGTATGGGCAAGAAGCTGCAACGTGCTACCTATGAAGGTAATGATCTGGTGTGGAAAGATTGTATCCCAAGGGCCTACGACTGCGACCTCTTTAAGTATAGGATCAAGCCATGAAAAAGGACGCAGAATACTGGAAGCTCTACAAGACTGTTAAGTCTTGGAAGCCCGATGCCGTCACGGTCGAGAGCAAAATGATCGATGGCCAGATCGTACACTTGAATGAGCGTATGGCCCTGGTCTGCAAATGCCTAGGCATCGAGATTATACCGAACGTTGTACAGGTAGAGATGACGGTGCCTGTTGATTCTATAATCATCTTGCACGCTGAACCTAGCTGGCCGTGTTCAGATAAGGAGCTTGAGAACACGCACGTCGTCGTACGGAAGATAGACGATCGTGTTATTTGTATATCAGGCTCAGGCTGGCTATCCATGGCTAAGGAACGCGGTATGAAGACTGTGAGGTGCATCCATGCATACTAATAGTAAGCCCGCGAAATGGCTAGGCACGCATTGCGTAGATGGCTCAACAGCCGGTACGCTGATGAAGTACGCTCGCATGGGTGATGCTTGGCCTAACCTAGATGCCTTCAAACGTCAGGACGTGCTACGCGCTGTCAATAGACGCACACGGATACAGGTTCATGACGGGTCTGTGAATCCATTCACAGGTAAGCGAGATGATTCTGTAATCACACCGGTCTCATTTGTTTTGTCTGACGGTACGAAGGTCACGGGAAGCTATTGGATCAACGGTCACATCGCCCTCGTCACTGAACGAGGCACATACTATCGAGGTCGCTATGTTAAATGATATACGCACTTGGCTCAAGGACAAGCTACTCTTCGCCACTCGACCAGAGGAGGTGGCCATGGTTGCCCGCCTCGCCTGTCTTGTAGCTAGTGCTCAAGCATTCGTTGAGTGCGCCGACACCGGTGTGCATCCTACACCTGAGCAACTTAAGAAAGTGGCCGACACTTTCAGAAAGTACCTCAATGAGAAGTCAACCTAAAACAAAACGTGGTCGTAAGGCTAAAGAAAGAATAGTATGTGGTGCTATGCGACGAGAAGGTCTTGTCACTGGTTACTACGCGATAGCTGCTTACCACTTCTTCAACAAAGGAGACCATTGTGTCAGAGTATCTTAACCTATGCGAGACCATTACGGTCGAGGAGAGCAAGAGGCTCGGACCGTTTCATACGTGGTCAGAGAAGCTAGACGGCATGCGCTGCCTTTGGGACGGAGGCATCAGTCGAGGGCATATGACGAACGTGGTCCCATGGGCGCGTACCGGGCCTAAGGGACCAGCTCTGTGCACAGGACTCTATAGTAGGGAGGGGAATCCCATATATGCTCCCGGCTGGTGGCTGGATCGACTCGGAGATTGTTTACGCGATGGTGAGCTATGGATGGGCTACAAATGGCGTGGCGACTTACTTTCGATCTGTAAGCAAGGCCTAGAGAAGTCCATTGCTGATCCACGCTGGCAGCGTGTGCAGCTTCACCAGTACGGGCAGCCAAATGCTTCGTTCTTTCGCGACCGTGTTGTACGCGTACGCGGGACACGATTGAGGTTCTGTTCAGATACTAGTGCTTATGATTCTAGAATCACAAGCGTACTGGCTAAGGATTCGACGTTCGAGAACAGCACCGTGGTTAAGGTTACTGAGCATCAAGGCTTGCCCTGCGAACGTGACCTGCTACACGTTCTCTCCTTGGGTGGTGAGGGGCTAGTCATCAAGGATGGTCGGTGGCGTACGGAGCGCAAAGGCTGGTACAAGATCAAGCCGTTCGATGAGATGACTTGTACGATTACGGGCTACGTACCGGGTTTGGGCAAGTACACTGGTATGCTAGGCTCGTACACGTGTACGGATGGAACGAATACGTTCAATGTGTCGGGCATGGATGACTCGGAGCGTTCGAGTCCACGGAAGCTTGGTACAGTCATAGAGGTACGCTACAGAGGCAGGAACCCGTCGGGTGCGCCCTGCGAATGCCGCATCGTTAACAGAATCGGAGACTAATCATGAGGGTTAAAGACGTCGTCAAGTACCTATCACCATCCAGTTTGGGTTGTTGGGAATACAATAAGGTAGACTGGTATAAACGATATGTATTGAAGGAACGTTTTCCTGCTACGTTGGCTATGGACTGTGGCACATACTTCGATCACTTGTGCAAGACTGCTCTTGGCTATCAGGAAGTCAGAGAAGTCAAGAAGGTAGGTGACGGACTCGTTGAACGTGTGTTCGCAGCTTATAAGGAAGCTGGTGGTTTATGTGACATGCTCTGTACTGGTGCTCCGATTCTAGAATCAACTGTGACTGGCGAAGTTCTAGGTGTTCCGCTCCTTGGTAAGCCGGACATATACGGACGTACGGCTGAAGGTCTGTATATACGTGATTGGAAGACCTCTGGCTTCACGGCTAATAAGCCACCGTCGCCGCCTCCTGGCTACTATTGGGACTCTAAGACGCAGCGTGGCCATAATGCATATACGTGTACGGACGGTTACACGAATATTGGCGTAGGAATTGAAGGTCCGTACGGAGTACAACTGACCACGTATGGTATGTTGCTACGGACAGGTGATGAGTCCGTTGTCTTGGACGCACATTGGATCAGTCCGACGCGATGGGCAAAGTACCGTTACAAGATGTGCCCTGTCTACGCGGACTTACTGGCCAAACGGTACCTTGCATGCTGGGAAAGCGACTTGGATAGGGTCGAGATGCTGATGTAACGGCTGTTTGATTATAGAATCAAACAAATAAACCTCCTAACACTCGTTAGGAGGTTTATTTTATGGTGTTTTGTCAATCTGACACACTCACAACTCATTTATGACTTGATGTGCGTAATTTTTACGCATGTGCTCAAGATTTACTCATTTCCATTCCTAGCCATCATTTTGTCTGCGGTTCACCTTGCACCCGTTGCCTATTATCCTCGATCCTGGCGACTCCTAGGCGGCATATCGGGCATCCTAGCGTCCAGTCTCTAGTGTGCCGGGTTGGCTTATCGTTTCCGGTTCCCTTCTTCTTCTTATATTTTTCTCCTCTTGTAATAATAAATAACATATAAAAAGAAGGACCAGTAGCATAGGTAAGAACCATGTCAAAATGACAATGCATCAATCGGTCATATGACAATGTATCAATTGGTCATGTAGGTAAATCCTACACCGTGTCATTATGACACATATGTAGGGAAATCCTACACGCCAAAATGACCCTATATGTAGGGAAATCCTACACGAAAACGAGTTGTGAGTGTGTCAGATTGACAATTTGATGCTTTTCTGGTGTTAAATGATTCTAAAATCATCAAGTGTAGGATTTTCCTACACTATGTCATTTTGACATGGTTTCCCAAAAATGGGAAGGTCAAAAATTGATGTCCGGCTCACAACTTTATCATTGTATCAACCATGCACAAATGCCCGTCGATCACGGCAAGCTGTAAAGCATCCATGACCTTGCGCCTATTCTCCGGCGTGCATAGCCCAGCCGCCTGCCGTAAGCAGCCTAGTTTGCCAGTCCGCCGATAGGCCGCCAGCTTGCGCCTGCATGCCTCTGGCACCGTAGGGCCGGAGCGCAGATGCGTGAGGTTCAACAAGTCCGTTTCCCGATACTGACGCATAGTAACTCCTACGCAAGAAGCCCCTGGAGCACTACGCTCCAGGGGCTTGGCTTACAGAATCAAGCTGTCACTTGTAGCGTGCCAGAGCTTCCGTGATCTTGGCACCGTAGGGGATGCGCTTGGCCTTGTCGGCATCTTTCAAGACTGCCACCAGTTCCGTCAGACCCATCAACTCAAGTTCCTGGAACGTGACGCCGACGGGTTCCGCCTCTTTCTTTCCCGTATCCCGGTTGGCGTGGTCAAGTTTGCCAGTGGCATTTGCAAGATCCTTTGCCTTATATGCGCCACCATCAATATCGGCCAGATTGGTATCGTTGTACTTCATAGAGTAAGCCGACGCTGCATCAAGCCATTGGAGGCGGGTGCGATCTTTGTTCGTCATGCCAAGCGCACGCCCGAGTTGCGCCTGTGTCATCGTGGGATCAGCCGAGCGGATGACGATGCAACGGGCCAGCAATTCGATGCGATTGTGCCCCTTCAGCAACCTTTCGTCGTTATCAATACGTGCCGATAGGCTGGCATCGTACTCGACAACTTGGACAGGCACAGTGATGTCGATGCCAAGTAGCGACAGGAGGCGTGCCGCAAGCAGTCGCGTCTGCCCATTGATGATGCCATACTCCCGTTCCTCACCCGATGCCAAGCCAGCAAGGCCGACGATCATGTGTTTTTTGCCGTTGAGTTCGACTTGATGGCCACCTTCATTCGTGATAGCTTTCTGGATCTTATCAGGCACAACGACCATAGCGGACGAGTCGCGTTCGGGGACCGGGAGCTTGCAGACCACGACGGGTCCGAGGCTGGCATCGTACCCGTGGTCCGCCAGACTTTCCGCGACGTTCAAAATATCCTCAAGCTTATAGCTGGTCCGCATGTTGGCACTGGTGCCGACCGCAATTTGCGTGTCCGCAATTTTGGTGCCCTTGGACGTGATGGTGATAGACATGATAGCCTCCTGCACACTTTGTGTGCGTTTATTGGTGCCGTTATTGGCAACCATCGCATGGCATGATTCTAGAATCATGCCATGCGCTTGGGTGTCAAAGGTTTTTGATTGTTCGTATAGTTCAATTTGTAAGTGTTGGCTTCTAATGCTTTATATTCTGGCGTACCGAATTTGCAAGCGGTATCTAGTAGGCCATCGTGCTCTTGAGCGCGTAGGGCCTCAGTGATAGTTCGTTGTGCGGCGTGCATGGCTTGTCTCCTGTGGAATACCTAGCGCATGGCATGCCAACGATTTTAGAATCGCAAACCACAATATGTAGTGAGTTTATATAGATATTATACTACCTATTGATTCAAGCATGACATAAACTGTCATCAGAGTGACAAAGATTGTGAGTGAGTGACAATCCATGTCATATGGCATGCTAGTTGCTCTTGAGCACATGCCATGCCAACCGGGGAGGGTAAATCTAGTGCTCGATTGCCAGTGTGTCACTCAGAATGGCCTAGGCCCATGCTCTGTACCACTACGCCGGTTGCTAGACCATAGGTTCTATTACGCCAGTCGCCAGTCGCCAAAGGTTCTATTACACCAGTCGCCAGTCACTAGGTACCGGGAGGGTAAACTGACGTGATGATTATAGAATCATGAACCTTATGATTCTAGAATCGTAGAAGAAAGTTCTCGTTCGATAACATAGTTGTGAGCCGAAGTATAAAATTTTTCAAGGTAAAAATTAGTTATAACAAGTGGGGTCGTTTCGTGTATTCTATTATGTACAGCGGTATAAATTTTTGTACTTGACCTCACAACTCTTGATGCTGGAATCAACTATGAACATGCGTCGTCTTTACAGTATCGCACGATACAAAACACAGATCGAAAGTAAGGCAAGCAATCCTCGTTCCAAGAGCTTGGGTGAGGAACTAGCCGTGTTGCGTATGGCGCTTGAGACTGTCATGAACAGCCTTACTGACGACTCAGAATTGATTGCCAAGACGCCCGTCATTTCCGACCTGATCGACAAGATTGCGAAACTGGCAACAGGTGCCCAGCGGCTTGACATGGCCACTGGTGAGACGCTTGATAAGACTCAGTTAGCAATTTTTGCTGACCGTCTGACGAAGATAGTGGCAGAGACTGAGATGCCCACTGATTCTAGAATCAAGTTGCAGACAGGCATCACTGATCTAGCTAAACAGCTGTTCAGTAATGGCCTGGACGAGGAAAAGATCACAGCCCCTGAGGTGTCACAAGCTACTATTGACGAACGCATCAAACAAATGGACCTAGATTATGCTAACGAAAACGGAGATGGAGAAGAGCCGAGCGCAGGAATGTAATCCTCTGCTCAAGCGCTTGCAGTTTAATTTCAACCGCTCATCGGTCACTAAAGCCAGTGAGTGGGCCTGCAAGTATCGTGTGATGCCTAAGCCCTTCCCAGGGCCTTGGAACTTCAAGCATCATCCTTGGACGCGTGAGATGCACGACGCCCAAGATGAACTCATTGTCGGCATGAAAGCCGCACAGATGGGTTACACGGAAGCAGCAATCAATAGGTCATTCTTTGCACTCGATGTGCTACAAGAGAACGTACTTTATGTCTTCCCATCCGCCAGTCCAGATGCCAAAGACTTCACAGCCTCAAGATTCAATCCGGCGCTTGAACTGTCCCCTCATCTGCAACAGCTCTTCTCTGATGTCCAGAATATTGGACACAAACGAGCAGGCTCCGCCAACTTTTTCATTCGCGGGTCACGTTCCAGAAGTCAACTCAAATCATTGCCTGCTGGCGATATCGTTCTGGATGAACTTGAGGAACATACCAAAGAAAATATACCACTGGCCTTCGAGCGAGCTAGCGGCCAGAGCAGACGCAGAGTCTTCTGCTTATCCACTCCTGGCGTACCTGGCAATAGCATTGACCAATACTTCCAAGAATCATCACAAGACCACTTCTTCTTTGATTGCCCAAGGTGCGGTCGTAGCATGCAGCTGACACTAGAGAACCTAGTGATAACGGCTGACAAAGTTTCTGATTCTAGAATCAAACGGTCGCACTTGATCTGCCTACATTGTAAAGGTATTCTTCACCATCAATTGAAGACAGATTTTCTGGCTGATGGCGTGTGGCAACCAACGTACACAAATAGAATGAGTCGTGGTTTCGCCATCAACCAGTTGTATAGCACTATCCTTGAGCCATACAAGATAGCGCACTCCGTTCTTAAGGCTAAAGATAGCCCTGAAGACGAGACTGAACTGTATAACAGTAAACTTGGCCTGCCACATGCCGTTAAGGGTGCTCAACTTGATAGTGAGACAATAGCTAAGTGCTATGGTGGTGAGTGGCAACAGAAGCGCACAAGTAGTCTAGTCCATACCATGGGCGTGGACGTAGGTAAGCACCTGCACTACTGGATCGACAGCTGGCTATTCGATGGTTCAATCATTACAAGTCATGCTAAGACTCTTAAGGTTGGTAAGTGTGAACACTTCGAAGACCTAGACGTGCTCATGCATGATTTTAGAATCAACCACTGTGTAGTCGATGCGAACCCTGAGCGCCGTAAAGCCCTTGAGTTCGCTAAACGCTTCGACGGGCTTGTGCATCTTTGCTTCTATAGTGACAGTAGTAATGCACGTGAACTGGTCCTTTCCAGTGATGAAACATGTGTGACTGTCGATCGTACAAGTTGGCTCGACATGAGCCTTGGACGCTTCCGAACCGAGCGCATAATGTGTCCACCTCTGCCAGAAGAAGCTGAGGAACACTTGAAAAACCTGGTTCGTGTCTATACTAAAGATAAGCATGGCAACCCTGTCGGTCGCTATGTCACTCCTAAGGGAGAAGACCACTTTGCACACTCAAGAAATTATTCGGAAATAGCCCTTCCACTCGCAGTAGATGGTTGCGGTGGTTGCAACATAACCAAGAGGATCATCTGATGTTGAATATAACTTATGCTGGCTATCAGACTAATTGCACCTATTGGAAGCGCTGGCGAGATGCATTCGAAGGCGGTATCGCCTTCCGTGAGTCTTACCTTAAGCCATTCTCCAAGCGTGAAGACGCTGTAGAGTTCGTAAATCGTCGAGAGATTACACCTACTGAACCACACGCAAAATATGCTCTTCTGGAACAGCGCGACTGCATTACGCAACACCTACATGAGGTGGAACGCATTGGTCCAAAAGAGTATTTGTATGCGATGCGTACGAATTGTGATGGTCTTGGCAACAGTTTCAATAGTTTCATATCTAAGTACATCCTTCCAGAGCTTCTGGTAATTGGTCGCGTCGGTGTCATAGTCGATCGTGAAGCTGTAAAGATCGTTACTAAGGCCGATGAGGCTAAAGCACCATATGTGTATCTTGTTCGTGCAGAAGATGTTAAGTCTTATGCGACTGACATGCAAGGTAACTATACGAAACTGCTGATTTGTAGGCATACGCCTGCACACGACGAGGCTACTGGACTGTTCACAGGCATCGGACCTGAGGAAGTGCTGTTCGAAAAAGTTGATTCTAGAATCAAGGTTACGATCAATCCCAAAGAAAAGACTGAAAAGGTCACTTGGCTTGACCTTGACGAGATTCCATACGCAGAAGCTAAGCTGACTGACTCATTGATGAAAGATATCTGTGAATACCAGATAGCTCTCATGAATATCATCAGTTCTGATGTCTACTATGGTATCGTTGCTAACTTCCCGTTCTATGTCGAGAGTGGTAAAGGTACTCAAATCTATGGACAGGGTAAGTCGGAAGACGCCACTGCCATTGAGCCTGAGACTAACCATGGGCCTATGCGTGGTCGTTACTACCAGGGTGAGCGTCCTGCGTTCATTAACCCTAGTAGTGAGCCTCTTAAAGCCAATATCGACCTTAGGAATGACCTCAAGACCAGTATCCGTCAGATACTACAACTTACTCTAAACAGGCTTAAACCTACTAGAGCGAGTGGCGAGAGCAAGAATAGCGACACAAGTGAGAAAGAAACTGGCCTCGCGGCCATAACGATCGAGCTCGAGTGCTTCGAGAACAAGATTCGTGATCTGTTCTGTGACTATTTGGGCACTGATGACGAAGGAATAGTCAAATATCCTTCTTCCTACCAGGCTCCAAGTGTCTCCGACCGTGCCGAAGAAATCAACATGCTATGTGACCTTGCTAAACGGTCAACTAGCAAGCTGCTTCGTCAGTGTTGTGCCATTAAAGCGGCTAAAATCGCTCTTGGCCCTAATAATACTGATATTATCGAGATTGAGAAGCAGATTGAGAAGCTAGACCTTCCTGTTGTGACGGTTGATGATATTAAGACCTTGCATGAAGCTGGTCTTATTGACACTCAAACTGGCACTGTTTTGGCTGGTTTCAAGCCAGAAATTGCTGTTAAAGCTGCTGCTGACCATGAAGCCCGTCTTGCGCGTATAGCTATCGCACAGAGCCAGGGTGCCGCTGCTGCCCGAGGTATCGACAAAACAACCTCAGCAGCAGATACGGAAAAACAAGATGCCGATGGTAACGCTTGAAGAAGCTCAGCTTTACTTTGATTCCAAAATCAATTCACAATCGTGGGATCAACAGATCCCACTACAACAGAAAGCCTTAAATAATGCAGAACGAATACTAAACGCACTCCGATTCAATGGAGTGGCAAACGCTCTACCAGATCAATTCCCTCGGGATGACAACACTACTGTTCCAGTCGCAATACAGAACGCGATATGTGAGATTGCTTACGCTCTCTTGGACGGTGTTGATCCTGAGCTTGAGATTCAGAGCCTCAGTCTTACAAAGCAGACCATAGCCAGTGCTTCAACAACCTTTGATCATAGTGTAGACATAGAACGCATCATGGCTGGCGTTCCTAGTGCGGTAGCGTGGGGACTGCTTCTCCCGTATCTGAACCGCGCAGATGGCTTCACTATTAGAAGGGTTTAGGAATATCCAATGCGTAGTCTTTACAATATCTTCCTCGTTGCTTACGAGGATCCGCCGGCGCCTCCTGCCCCTCCGCAAGATCCGCCGCCTGCACCTCCGGCTCCGGCACCTAAAACTTTCACTCAAGAACAGGTTAATACCATTCTTGCGCGAGAGAAGAAGGCTGTGGCTGACCGTCTCTCAAAGCTGGGAGAACTTAGCTCGTTGACCGAACAGCAGGCTAACGAACTCGCTGAACTCCGTGGGAGCTTGCAGACTGTTGAAGAACAGCGTGCCGAAGAACTCAACGTGTTGAAGAAGAAATACGAGACTGAGACGACAACTCTGAAGACCTCAGCTGAATCGTGGCAGAAACGCTTTTCTGATTCTACAATCAAACGAGAACTGCAATCCGCTTTCGCTCCAGTCGCACACGATCCTGACCAATTCATCGAACTGTTCGCATCTAAGGCCGAACTGGTCGAGGTCAAGGTCGATGGCAAGCTCACTGGTGAGTTTGAAGTGCGTGTTCCTCATACGCTCGAAGTCGAAGGTAAGAAAGTAACGAAGAAACTCACTCCGAGTGAACTTCAAAAAGCCCTGTACGACACTCCGAAATATGCTAACCTCTTCAAAGGTAAGGGTTCGGGCGGTACTGGTGGCGGATCGACTGGCTCTAGCCAAGGTCTGTCAAATGAAGAATACATCAAACAGCGTCTCGCTGGAAAGGTTGAAATCTCATGATCAAACATCTCCTCGCTATGTTCGTTATCGCGTATGATAACGATAACTCTGTCTGGGTCGCCGAGAAGTGGGCTCGCGAAGCTCTCGTCATCCTCACGGGTAACATGCAGATCGGTAATCTGGTTAATAAGGATTACAACACTCTTGTTGCTACCGAAGGCGAAGTGGTTAATATCCAGAAGCCTGCCAAGTTCAAAGCTGTCCGTAAAACTGATGCTGATAATATCACGATTCAGGATGCGACGAGTACCACGATGCAGGTTGCTCTGAATCAGCACTTGCACACCTCGTTCCAGATCAAAGATGGCGAACGTAGCAAGTCCTTCAAGGATCTGGTTCAGCTGTACATGGGTCCTGCGGTTCTCGCGATTGCTGAACAGGTCGATGCTAGCTTGATCGCTCAGCTGTACCAGTTCAAGAATAATCAGGTTGGTTCGTTGGCTGCTGCTCCTACCGTTTCGACTCTGATCGAAGCCAAAGAGTACATGACCAACAAGAAGGTGCCTCTCTCGGGCCGTACCCTGATCCTGACTCCCGGTATGGAAGGTGCGTTCCTTGGTGATAGCTCGATCACGACGGCTCAGAACACTGGCGACGGTGGTGCTCAGATCCGCAGTGGTGAACTCGGCACTCGTTTCGGCTTCAACTTCGCTACTTGTCAGTCCACTCCTTCGATCGCTGGCGTTACCTCCGTTACTGGTGCGATTAACTTCGCTGCTGGTTATGCTAAGGGTACCACTGGTGCTCTCGTCGTGAACGGCCTGTCGGCTGCTGTGCCCAATGGCGCTGTCATCCAGTTGGCTGGTCACTTCTACATCGTGACTGCTTCGGTCGGTGGCGCTACGCCTACCAGCCTGACTCTGGATCGCGGTCTGGATGCGGCTGTTGCTCACACTGCTGCTATTCTGGTCTTCCAGACTGGTACCATGACCGGTAACCAGGATGCCAAGTATGGCAAGCAGATGGCCGTCACGAATGGTGTGCTCAAGACTGGTCTGTTGACCACTCGCGGCACCACTCTGTATGGTCAGGTTCCCGGTGCGGATACCGGTTACAATCTGTATGATCGCCCTCTTGATTCTGCAATCACTGCTGGCGATGTGATGGGTTACGGCCCGAACGGTGGCTTCGGCTTCGCTCTGACCCGTAACGCTGTGACCATGGTCACTCGCCCTCTGGCCCTGCCGCCCTCGGGCGCTGGCGTCCAGTCGGCCGTCATGTCCTACAATGGTATCAGCCTCCGTGCTACCATGGGCTATGACCTCAACTCGCAGGCCACGATCGTCACGATCGACCTGCTGATGGGCTTCGCTAAGACTGATGAGGACCAGGGCCTCATCGTGCTGGCGAACAGCTAATGCATCCGGCGGCTAACCTCCTAGGAGCCGCCCTTGCATTCGGAGCCAGCACTTCCTTGGGAAGTGCTGGCGCTGCCGAGGAGTGGCTCCAGTTAATTGATCGCTTCGGTGCTATGGCAGTCATACTGCTATATATGCTCTTGAAAGATTGGATAACATGGAAAGCTAATGCTAAAAGGTACGATCAACTTGAGAAACGTATGAACGCTAAAGATCAGTTCATACAAGATAAGCTGATGCAAGCATTAGTAGAGTCTACTCAAGTTGCTCATGATACGAAGACCTTTATTGAAAGCGTTAAGCAAACTATGGACCTGTGTCCTCAAGAGGTACTGAATGTTTACACGACAACAGCTATACGTCCTGCAGCGTCAGTACGGGAAACCGGCACTGGTTCGTCTGTTGAGAGGGCACAGTGCCGATCTGAGCACGGGTAACCAACAAAACGAATTTGAGGCTATTTATATTCCTCGGGCAGTTATGCTGCCTGCTTCATATATTAGATCATCTGAGTTTAATCAAGCAGCGCAATCAGCCCACCGTGCGTTCTCGTACGGTGGTTATGTGGATAGCACTACACAGGTAATGATACTTCCGCCTCTCAAGGTAACAGTTGATTCCAGAATCACAATTGGTTCTCAGAATTACCATGTTGTTAAGATAGTTGAAAGTTTTGATAACTGTGTTGTTATTCAAGCAAAGGGAGTCCAAAATGAACCGCAATAAAGAGGTTTATAAGGAGTTCGCACAGCGATTTGCACAGCTTAAAGACTCGACACATGCTTACTATGTTGAAGGGGAAAGACAAACTTCTACAGAAGATCAGAATGTATATGAGTTCCGTTGCAATGTATCTCCAGAAGAACAGAGCAGTGAAATAGTATATACGGTTGAGGTGTGTATCTATTGTGAGTCTGTGTCTGACAACATATATGCTGTTCAAGATATGTTTGATAAGATTGCTCCGCTCTTTGCTGACTTCCCTACTTCGATAGGTTGTGCCCAACGTGATTGTAGAATCAAGAATAGATTCTTCGGTCGGGCTGGTACTACTACACCTGTTGTGATAGGCACTTCTGAGGCTATATTTACGATAACAATCAATAAGGAGTAGCAATGGCTACTTTTGATCTTAAACTGGCGACCATCGTTGTCACCGATGGTTATGCAAATACCACCAAAGCCGGTGCCGTTAATAACGTTGCCGGTTATCCTATTGGTTCGACGACCATCCTCGTCGATGGCTTCACTGGCGCCGTTGTTACTGGTGGCAAGTTCATCAGTGGCAACAATTCTTGCATCATTGCTAGCCATACTGAAACCACGTCCAACACGACTGAAATCGTTCTGGCTGCTCCTGGCCTGACTGAAGCTGTGCTCGATGGCGCTGTCATCACCACGACTGCCAAGTACAATGCACTGACCATCAAGCTCGGCGATGGTACCGTCAAATACGATGAGACAAAGAACATTGAATACTTGATGGACCGCGGCAAGATAGACGAAGTGCGTCTCGGCGATGAAGCTCCCTTGACTGTGGACTTCGACTTCCGCTGGACCAACATCGTCGGTGTCACTGGTGCTCCCACGTTCGAAGATGCTCTCAAGAACCGTGGCGATGCGGCTAGCTGGGTGTCAGCTGATGCTGACCTCTGCCGTCCATTCTCCGTTAATATCGAGATTCACTATCGTCCGGGCTGCGTCGGCGGCGGCGAAGACATCGTGCTTCCTAACTTCCGTTATGAGAAGCTTTCGCACGATGCCAAGGCTGGCAAGATCAGCTGCTCTGGCAAGTGCAACGTCACCGAAGCCGTTGCTCTCCGCGTTCAATAACATTAACCAGCCTGGCCCTTAATTGGGCCAGGCGTCTTTAGGAGTTTCCATGCGTTTCAAAGGCAAGACCATCAAAGAAGGTATGCAAATCGTCGTTATCCCTAAGGGTGGCGTTGATATCGTTATCAAAGCTAAAGCCATTCGTGACTATAGCCGATTCGATACGATGCTTCCCATGCCTGTTCCGCGTATGATTCAAGAACCTGGGCAGCCTAATCGCCCTGATTTCTCCGATCCTATGTATCAAGCAGCTATAGATAAGCGTGTCGAACTGCGTACTGCTTGGATGATTCTGGAATCACTTTCTATCTCAACTGATCTTGTCTTCGAGACTGTTGATATGAATAATCCTGAGACGTGGCTCAATGTGTTCAAGGAATTGAACGAAACTTTTAGTCCGAACGAACAGAATTGCATACATAAGATCATAGCCGAAGCTAATGGTTTGAATAACGAGAAAATTGAAGAGGCCACCGAATCTTTTTTAGCTGGTCTGGTAGCTCAGGAACAGACTTGATGTTGCCAAAATTTCGTACTCAAAAGTACGTAATTTGGCATGCTTGTAATAGATTTAATATCAGGCCTCCTGGCGTTAAATCTAGTTGGGATGACTGCGATGCTACCACGCAGGCTGAGTTACTAGCCTACGACTCAATCCGTGCTAAGGAAGACTATGACTCAGGCAACGTTGAATAGAGTAACAAATCTAAAGCCTAACATAGATTTGTTCAGTGAACGTCTACACATCAATATGAAAAGGCTCTGGAGGAACGCTACAAAGGCGTTCCTCGAAACCGTTATTGAAGATGATCTAATTCGCGTGGAAACGGGTATGTCTAAAGCATCACTCCTTCCATTGGCTAGAGCAGTACAAATGCTCACCACTGTGAGAGCTTCAATAGACCCTAAAGTTGCAAGACGTAAAGGTTACACAAGTATAAATGGTACTTACGATCCTAATGGTCAACGTAGTATTGATTCTGGAATCAGATTAGGCCAAGATGCATATAAGCTTACTTTCGGTAATAAAGATCATCCAGTGTTCAATTTCGAGTTCCATATAGTTGTATATCAGCACCTGCTTTATGAGAATGGCTTAGTTCATGGTTACCCACCTCAAGATAGCCTTGTGAAAGGCCAGTTAGCTTTTAGACAGTATATCGAAGACAATAAACAACAATACGTCCCTCGGCTAGCCGAGTGGATAAAAGTAAGGTGACCTATGGAAGATGTCTATAAAGTAGTAATGGATGCAACTGGCTCTATAACACAGGCTAGATTGTTAAGTGATGCTATTGATAGCGTCACTTCTGTATTTGCTAAAGTTACAACCAAGATGGTTGCCTTTAACGATGAAGGTACACCAACTAAGGTTGTTGTTGAAGGTATAACTGCTGCCGGTAAAGAACAAGTTGTTACATTAAAACATCTTGAGACTGGTTGGTCAGAAGTTGCAAGATCGTTTAAGAAAGTTAAAGACGAAGCTAAGGTAGCTGACACTGCTATAAGTCAACTATCTGCTAGTGCTAAGAATAGTATTGATAACATGGTTACGAAGATTCGTAACGGTTTCAATATGTCTCAGCAGCAAGTTGATAAGTTTTCAATGGCTTCTATGGATCGAGAGATACATCAGTTTATAGCAAAGAATAGTAATAATCTTAAAGAGTTTAGCACGCTTATAACTAATCTTGGCCAAGGTAGGATGACTACTAATGGTTCTGCTGCTGCAATGGAATTGCAGCAGATGCTGCTTAGACGTGGCAATATATCAACGGAGACAAGACCTCAGGGACCAGTGCATGACAGGCTAGCTATACAAAGAGCAGCGGCTGCAAATGTTATTCCTGACAATGGTGGCAACTTCTTCCAGCAGATGCATGCTGACCAAGAGAAGATGACCAAAGGCACTAATAAGGCTAAAGATGCTGCGGATGGCCTATTGTTGAGTTGGCGCAACTTTGGTCGCTACATGATTAGTCATGCTGCTTACCAAGGTGTATATGCCGTTACTGGTGCATTGCGATCAGCTGTAGAACAGTCAATGGAATTGAGTAAAGCTATCTCGACTGTTAGAACTATTGCTAAGAGTGGTGACCAACAGGCTTGGACTGATTCTGCAATCAAAGTGTCAAACATATTTGGCACAGATGCTGTTGAAGTAGCTAAATCGTATTATTCTGCTTTGTCTAATCAGATGGGTGAGTCTGTTGCTGATATTGAACAGTACACTATCGCTACTCAACGATTCGCGTTGGCAACTGCTAGTACGGCTGAACAAGCAAATAACTTGTTTGCATCATTCATTAACAGTTATAAATTGACTACTGATTCAGTTAGCATGCTTAGTGGGCAACTGTTTAAGACTATTGACTTGGGTCGTATCGTTGCTAGTGATATGGCCAATACTATTGGTCGTGTTATTGCCCCTGCTGCCCAACTTGGTGTAAAGACAGAAGAAGTTCTTGCATCATTGGCTTTGCTTACTCAGAAAGGTGTCAAGCCGGCTGATGCTATGACTCAGCTTCTCAATTTGATGAATAAGTTGATTAAACCATCTCAAGAATTGCAACGGCAGTTCTCTGCTTTGGGTTATGCTGGTGCAGAAGCTTTCATACAAATGGAAGGTTTCCCAGCGCTGCTTAAACGCATAGCTAGCATAGCTGATGAAGGTGGCCTAGCCAAACTTGCTAAGCAATTTAATGATCTTCGTGGCTTCCGTGGTGTATTGTCTCTATCTGAAGATACAGCCAAATTTGACGGTATGGTAAAGGAGATTCAGAACGCAGGTGACCAAGTAGAGACGGCCATAACGACGAAAATGCTTGATCCTGCTATATCTCTTGAGCAGCAGATGAATAGAATTAAGAATATCTTTATACAATTTGGATCAGAAGCACTTCCAGTTGTTGATGATCTTGCTAAATCTCTAGGCGGTTTAGATAACATATTCAGAACACTTGCCCCTCCTGTTGCGGCCTTGGCTAGTGCTGCTGGTATTGCTGGTGTTACGTTAGCCTTCCGTAGTTTATTTACACTTCTTGCTACTGCTAACCCATGGATACTTGCTGCAACTGGCTTATTTACTGCTGCTAGTGTATTTGCTAGCACTCGCGATGGTGAGTCTGATGTAGATAAAAAACTTGCCGGTGCTACACCTAAAGCCGGTAAAGATGATTACCAGTACCATCTGAGACTTGCTGCTGCTCAGGCACATAGCCGTGCAGAAAGCAAGCTTATAAATGACCAATATGTTTCTGCAAATCAGGTTGCTGATAAATATTACCAGGCTTTGCAGAAAGCAGAAGATGATTATAGAATCACTTTGGTTCGTACATCTAAAGAAGTAACTAACCAGTTTGAATCTAGAATCAAAGAAGTAACTGAGGCAGCAAAGAAAGCGGCCGATGAACTTAAAGCATCTGTTAGTAATCTTGAACGTATTAAGACAGCACAAGGTAAAGATTCATTAGATGCCGGTTTAATTGGTAAAGACGCAGACCAGCAGTATCAATATCTGCAAGCGCAAGGTCTGCTTAAGCTTGAGCAGATGCGTACTGCTGACGCTGAAACTCGTAAGCGCCTGACTGGCGAGATTATCGAGATTGCCCGGAAGCAGCGTGATATTGAGGAAGCAGCCGTTAAACGGCCAAAACAAGCTAAGGAACTAGAACTTACTGGACGTAAGGCTGAACTTGAGGCTGAGAAAGATTTACTCGCACGCCAGAAGACTAATATCGAGATTAGTAATAAGGAAGGGCGTGCTGCTAATAAGTCATTCAAGAAGATGTCAGTTACTGACATTGATCGCCGTTCTAATCAGATACAGGGTGAGATTGACAGCATAGATGCCCAACTTGCTAAGAAGGCACTTGAAGATCGTAAAGCTTATAATCTCGAACTTGAGAAAGAGACTAAAGCTTACGATAATGTAAATAAGGCACTCAAGACGAAGATTGATCTTCTTACAGAAGCTGCTGAGATTGAGCGCGATAATGCGGCTAAACTTGCTATAGACGCTGCTAAGAAAGCCGATGAAGAAAAGAAAGTTAGAGAAGCTGCCGAAGCTTACAAATTGGACTTGCAAGAGCTTAATCGCCTAATGGCAGCTAGTACGCAGAACAAGTTCTATGAGGATAAAGAAGCATCTGCTAAGGCTCTTGAAGATGCAACAGTAGTTAGCAATCGCATTATCCAGCATTCAATGGATGCTGGTGTTGATATGAAACCCGCTGATGTTGCGGCTATACAAGGTGTGCCTACAACAATACAAGCTGGTCGTGCTGCCAAAGAATCTCAAGAAGCTAAAATTGCATTAGAGAATCAGAGACGCAAAAATGCTGAGGAACGCAAGATTGATTTAGATGCGGCTAAAGCTAAAGAAGCCGATCGTATAGCAAAAGCTAATAGAGCTAGAGGTAATGTAGATGCCTTAGGCTTTGACCCAAATAAAATTGATTCTGAAATCAATAAGTTAAAGGCTCTGAGAGATGCACAATTCAAGAGCGTTAGAGAGTCTGACAAATATTCTAATAGTTTCTATGTGCCAGGCGGTAATGTAGCTGTTTCTAAGACTACTGAAACTACTGAAGACCAGATAGTAGCTACATATACAGCGCTTAAAGTTCTAGAAAGTTATAAAGAAGCTCTAGCATCAGAGGCTAAAGCCAGAGAGGCCAGGATAACTGCTGAGAGCAAAAGTGTAGCTGACTTATCACCTGATCTACAGTTACTTATCTCAAGTAATAATAGTTTGATAACTGCTTTGGATCGTGCTGCTGCTGCATTCGCTGGCAAAGAGATTAAGCCTCTTGAAGGCGAAGGTAAAGCGATGGGTGGGCTTGGTTCTGACACCTATCCGACTATGCTTGCCCCAGGTGAGTTCGTTGTAAATAGTAATGCTGCAAGCCGTTGGCGTACGCAGCTTATGTCGATGAACAATGGCACGCATATGGCAAGTGGTGGTACTGTTAGCAATACCAATGTTGGTGATATACATATTTCCATGAGCAGCCAAGGCAGTCCGCAAGCTGATGTCATACAGATCGGTAAAGCTCTTAGGCGTGAGATACGCAGAGGGACAGTGCGCCTATGAAATTTATAAGACATACTGATGGTGACCCAGGCGAAACGATACTAGCTACTGTAACGATTAAGGATCCGCTCCTGGGTAACACCAGGAGCTTTGATTCTGGAATCATAACTCGAACTAACTTGGCTGGTAACTTGCGTAGATTCATTACGCAGAAAACAACAGATATACGACTGTATAAGTTCAAAGTACCGTATGCCCAAGCAATAAGTTTGTACAATTTTGTTGACACGTATGCGGCGCTGCTTATACGTATCGAAATCGGCAGTGAGCGTCTAGATGGTATCATAAGTGCTGATGAACTAGAATTAAGCAGTGTAAGGCCTAACCCTTGTGGTATAAGTAGTTTCTCATTACGTGTTAGAGTCATAGATACAGAAGGGCTTATCGGGCTACCCAAAACTATATGTCGTGTACCTCTTGATTCTACAATCATACTTGACCACAACAATATTCCTATACTCGATTACGCTGGAGGGCCGATACATGATAATTAATTATGTAACGTTTCCAGATCCAGTTCTAGGTGATGGCCGAAAACTTGGAGCAGCTACTGCTC